GGCCTCAGCACCGCGCCCGTCTCACGCAGCACCAGCACCGGCTGGTCCGGCACCTGCTCCGCCTCCACGTCCACGCGGCTTCCCTTCTCGCCGTTCCATTCCCAAGAGTCCTTCTCGATGTAGCCCAGCGGCTCGCCGTCCAGCTCCACCGACCCTATCCCGTACATGAATTGCTCCTCCTTTCCTTCCTTTTCCGTGGTTTCCCGGTTTGTCGCTTTCCGGTTCTCCCCTCCTGCCGTCACGTCCGCCGCCGCCGAGCCAGCCAGCAGCCCAGGGCCGCCGCGCAGCCGCCCAGGAGGAGAAGCAGCGGCGCGCCCGTCCATGCGTCGCCGTGGGGCTTGCGGCTCTCCGAGCTTTCCCCGGTCGCCGCCGTGGCCTCCGCCTTCGTGGCGGTCTCCGCGCTTTCCAGCCTGCGCTCGCAGGTCTCCACCGTGCGTTGCAGGCTGTCGCACTCGGCGTGCACCACCACCGTGCCGCTCTCCGCGCCTTTCCTCACCTCCACGCTCGCCCTGCCGTTCCGCGCCCTGTACGACGCGCCCTCCGGCAGCCTACGCAGGCTGTCCGCGCTCAGCGTCAGCGTCACCGCCGCCTTCGGCACCGCCTCCGTCGTCACCGTGCGCAGCGTCTCGCGCCGGGCGGTCCGATGGGTGCTGTCCGTGCTTTGCGCCGCCGCGCTCCTTCCCTCGCTCCTTCGGCTGCTCGCGCATCCCGATAAGAACAGGGCAATCGTCATGATGCTTGCAGCTGTTCGCGGTGTCAATCGCCTTCCTGAGACGCGCCATCTCCCGCTTCGCCGCCTCAAGGTATTTCCTCGTCTCATTCAGCTCCTCCTTCAGGGGTTTCACGATGTTCTCCACCAACACGCGGGTGGCATGTTCGGCGTTGTCCACGCGCACCGCCTCAGCATCGGCCACGGCTTTCTCCGCTTCCGCGTTCGCCTTCCTCACGGTCGCCCTCAGCGTCACTATCGCCACTATCGTGGCTATCAGCCCGCCGCCAAGCACGATGTTCAGTATCTCGCTCGCCTCCATGCCGCCCGCTCGTGTCTCATTGGGTTATTCCTTCTTCTCGCAGCCATCCCCCCACGTCGAAGCTCGGACAGGCCTTCGCCACGCCGGGGAAGTCCCTGTGGCCCCGCACCACGGCTTCAGGGTAGCGGCTCCGCAGCAGCCTCACTATCTGCGACAGCGATGCCTTCTGCGCCTCCGTCCTGTTGTCCACGGGCGGCAGGCCCTTCTCCGAGGTGTCGACGCCCCCCGTCCACGCCACGTTCACCGTGCAGTGGTTCCAGCCCTTCACGCCGTTGCTCACCTTCGAGTCGTCCAGCAGCTGGTGTATCACCCCGTCCGCCGTCACCACGTAGTGGTAGCCGGGGTTCTTCCAGCCCTTCCTGCGGAACTCCGCCCGCAGGTCGCCCACGGTCGCCCTTTGGCTGCCCCCCGTGCAGTGGATGGCTATGTACTTAATCTCTCTCACGCCGCTTCCTCTATGCCGTCGCGCTATACACCGCGCCGCAGGCGTCTTCCTTCTTGTGCAGGCAGATGAAATAGTGGCGGAACGCTATCAGCGCGCGCTGGTTCTGAGGGTCGGTCGAAGCCTCCGAGTAGTACATCTTCGTCGAGCCCGTCGCCTTGAACACTCTCGGCACGTAGAAGGCGAAGCTCGCCTGGTAGCCGTCGGTGCTGCCCAACGCGCCCTTCACGCCAGCCGTGGTGTAATAGGGGTTGTTCACGAACTCGTATATCTCGAAGCCCTCCAACTTCCCCACCGTGCCGTCGTTCCTGTTGATGTTGTACTGACGCTCAAACGTCTGGTTCGTCAGCAGCAGGTCGTTCACATGGTCGGGGCACAGCACCAGGCGCCTGCCGGCGGCAGGCACTTTCAGCTTGTCCAGCTTCGCCTTCAGCGTCACCAGGTCGGCCACCACCAGCCGCTTCCTGCCAGTGCCGTCGTCCTCCCCGGTCGTCGCTATCACGGGGGTCGTGGACGAGTCCTTCGCGGGGGCGAGGGCGTGGGCCGCCTTCTGGAACTTCGTGTCCGTGATCGCGTTCGAGTGGCTCTCCTTCACCCTGCTCATCTTGTCATACGACAGGGCGTACAGCTCGTCGTCCGTGATGGGGGTCGGCTTCGACTGGAACTTGTCAAGGCTTATCGTGATGTCCTTGTCGTCCAGCGCCTGCAGCTCTATCGGGTAGGTCGTGTTGTTCACCAGCACGTCGGGGTCCACGCCCACGTCCACCAGGTGGATCACGTCGTTGTTCACCAGGCTCGACTGGTCGGGCACGCCGTCCAGCCATGTCCCTTCCAGGCCCGCTCTCAGGGCCTTCACCAGCTCGCCGGTCCACACCTCCGTCAGCACGCCGGCGCGCAACGCGCCTGCGGGCATTCCGCCCATTCCGGCAATCACGCCCACGGCGTTCATGCCCACCATGCCGGCCACGGGGTCTATCCCCAACGCCAGCGCAAACGCGCCGCCCGTCACTGCGTTCAGCAGCAGCGCACCCAAAATCATCATGATTCTGCTCATTTCTCTTTCTCGTTTTAATGGTTTTCTAATTCCGTTCAAATCCTGTTCACAGCTCGCACTCCATCCCGTACTCGGCCTTGTACAGCCGCTTGTACTCTTCCGGCCGCTTCTCGCGCAGCTCCAGCATCTTCTCCGCAGGCACCTCGCTCAGCTTCGAGTAGGTCACGGGCTGCGCCACGCCGCCGCCAGCGTTAATCACGCTGCTCAGCTTCACCTGCGGCTGCATGGCCTCCAGCGTCTGCTTCAGCTCCTCCGCGCCAATCTTCTCGCCTAATTTGACGAACTGCTCCTTCTTCTCCGAGCCGAGACGCTTCTCGCCGATTGCTTTCTCCACCAACTCTGTGATGCGCGTCAGCTCCAGCGTCTTCTTCTCTTTCTGCAGCTCGGCGTTCTCAGCCTTCGCCGCGTTCAACTCGCCGAGCCTCGCGGTTATCTCGGCATCCGTAGCCGTCTCCGGCAGCCCCATTTGCAGGGCGATGGTCTTCATATCCATTCTTTCTTCTTGTTTTTTGGGTTCGTTATTTTGTTTGAGCAATGGCAGGCAGCTCTCGCCGCCCTTGCCAAGTGTTATCGTCTTCCCGTCCTTGCGCAGCCGTATCGCGTCGTCGTTCGCGCCTATATCCACTATGCTCACCTCGAACAGCTTGCTCTTGCTTATCGTCGGACTCGTCTGCCCTTCCACGAGCAGACCCGGCTCCTCGCTCAGCTCCACGATGTCGAGTCCCGCGCTCACCATCTTCAGGCTCCCGAACTCCCACTGCCTCTTGCAGCGTCTCGACAGCTCGCTCGCGCAGTCGAACACCGGCTCGCCCGTCACCTCGCCGTCCTCCACCCTCACGTCCTTCATGTAGCCTATCACGTTCCCCCGCTCGTGCATGTACAGCAGCACGGGGTTCCGCTGGTACTGCGCCACGCTCATCCCGGCCGTCAGCACCCGCGTGCCGTAGCTGTTCAGACTGTCGTTGCTTATTCTCACTCGTCTGTTCATGTCCTTCTTCGCCGCCTTCGTGCGGTTTTCGTCCGCGAAGTAACGGCTTAAATCACAACCCTCCAAATTACCCCGCAATCCTTTCCAACTTCCGCGCAGCCGTTGCACACTTTCTTGGAAATCACGCCGATTCATCGGAATTTTGCACTCCGCAAGCACCCTCGGCGGCCCCGCCGAGGGCGGCACATCGGGCGAACCATTGAAAAAACAGACAGAAAGAAAGAAAGAAAGGAAACACACACATGACAAAAGCGAACTCTCAGAAGAAGAAGGAACTCGCGCGCTCGCTCTACCTCTCCGGCATGGAGCAGGCCGAGATAGCCGACAAGGTGGACGTCTCGCGCGTCACCGTCTCGCGGTGGGCCAGCGCCGAGGGATGGAGGGAGGCGCGCGCCGCCAAGTCCATCACCAGGCCGGAGCTCGTCAACAAGCTCCTCCTCACCATCGACAACCTCATCACCCAGGTCAACTCCTCCGGCGACCCCGCCCTCATCGCGGGGCTCGGCGACAAGCTCGCCAAGCTCTCCGCCGTCATCGAGAAGCTCGACAAGAAGGCAAACGTGGTCGACGTCATAGAGGTCTTCATGGCCTTCTCCAAGTGGCTCGAATACCGCTCCCAGACCGACCCGGAGCTCACGCCAAATCTCATCAAGGCCTTCAACCGCTACCAAGACCTCTACATCACCGAGCAGATGGGCATAAAATAGCCGTTCCATTCGCCCAAAACCCAAACCCCAAAACCCAAAACTCCCCAATGGCGACACAGGCGGAAAAGAAAAAGGCCTACGAACTTTGGCGCGAACGGTGCCGGCAAGTGCAGGCCATCACCGACACCTCTTTCCTCGCGCCCGAATCGTCCGTGCAGCGCGGCCGGCGCATCAAGCGGCTGCTCGCCAACTACGCGGCCTTCTGCGAGTACTACTTCCCACACTTCCTCCAGCTGCGAGACAAGGTGACGGGAGAGGTCATCCGCACCATACACAACGCACCCTTCCACAACGCGGCGGCCACAAAGGTGCGCTCCACCCCAAACCTCAAGGCCGTCTTCAAGTGGCCGCGCGGACACGCCAAGTCCACCCACTTCGACATCTTCATGCCCCTTTGGCTCATGTTCCAGCCCAAGCGGCTCATTTCCTTCATGGTCATCGTCGGCAAGTCCGAGGACAGCGCAGACCGCCTCCTCGGCGACATACAGGCCGAGCTGGAGTTCAACCAACGCCTCATCGCCGACTTCGGGGCGCAGAAGCCGCCCCAGGGCGACTGGCAGGACGGAGAGTTCAAGGCGCAGAACGGCGTCAAGTTCCTCGCCGTCGGGCGCGGGCAGTCGCCACGTGGACTCCGCGACCGTGAGGCAAGGCCCGACTACATCGTCATCGACGACCTCGACGACGACGAGCTCTGCCGCAACGAGAAGCGCGTGCGCGAACTCACCGACTGGGTCAAGGAGGCGCTCTTCGGCTCGCTCGACGTGGGGCGCGGACGCTTCATCATGGTCGGAAACCTCATCTCCAAGACTTCCGTCCTCGCCAACATCGCCGCCACCAAGGGGGTCTATGTCTCCGAGGTCAAGGCCATCGACCGAGACGGCAACCCCGTGTGGCGCGAGAAGTGGACGCGAGAGGAGGCTGCCGCATACAAGGAGTTCGTCGGCTACCGAGCCTGGGAGAAGGAGATGATGCACAACCCCATCGTCTCCGGCACCATCTTCCACGCCGACTGGATCCGCTGGCGAAAGCCCATCGCGCTCCGCCGCTACGACATGCTCGTGTGCTACACCGACCCCTCCTTCAAGACCACCAACAATGACTACAAGGCCACCGTCCTCCTCGGCAAACGCCCCGACCGCTCCATCGACATCCTGCGGTGCATGGTGCGCCAGTGCTCCGTCGCCGAGATGGTGCGCTGGCAGTACGACCTCTACGAGGAACTCTGCCTCGACAGGAGCGGCGATGCCCCCATCGCCGACAACCCCAAAAACGGCGAAGAAGACAGGAGCGGCGATGCCCCCATCGCCGTCAGCCACTCCGCCGCCATCCTCTTCCTCATGGAGGCCAACTTCATGCAGGACATCCTCCTCGACGACTTCACGGCGGAGGGCAACGCGCGCGGCTACCAGCTGCCGCTCACGCCCGACCTCCGCAAGAAGCCCGACAAGCTCGCCCGCATCGAGACCGTCTCGCCCCTCTGGGAGCGGGGCTTCGTCTGGTACAACAGCGACTACCGCGACACGCCCGACTTCACCACCCTCATCGACCAGACGCTCGCACTCGAACGCGGCTCCAGGCAGCACGACGACGGACCCGACGCCTGCGAGGGAGGCATCTGGTATCTCCAGCGCAACACCCGCCAGGAGTCCTTCAAGCCGCTCTTCGGCAACCGACCCAAGGCAAAAAACCTGTGGTAACGCATAACTCATATCTTATAACTCTTAACTCATAACTCACAACTCACATATATGAAGGAACTCATCAAACGCATCGTCTTCGCTTGGCGTTACAAGCGGGCCGTCCGAAAGGCGCGGGAACTGGCCGACCTCTTCGGGCTCAAGTATTACGTCATCCTTATGAACGGACAACTCAAGGTCGTGCCCAAGCAGACCATCCGGCGGCTCATCCGCGACCGCCGCTTCCGCAAGGACGTGTACATCCAGGACATCGAGCGGCGCGCCCTCTTCATCGCCATGCCGCATATAACTCATAACTAACAACTCACAACTCACAACCGCAAAACTCATGTTCATAACAGACAACGACTATAAGGTCGTCATCGGCGACAACGCACTCAAGGTCATCTCGCAGGTCAGCGAGTCCAACCGCCTCAACGCCGAGGCGGAGGCGCAGGAGGAAATCTCCGGCTACCTCCGGCCCACCTACGACTGCAACGCCATCTTCGCAGCAGAGGGCGACAGCCGAAACCGACTCATCGTCATGTACACCTGCGACATCGCGCTCTACCACCTCTCCGCTTCCATGCCCCAGAAAATGGGCTCCGAGATTCGCGAGGAACGCTACAAGCGGGCCATCGAATGGCTCGAAGGGGTGCAGGCCGGCAAAATCGTTCCCGACCTCCCCTACGCCACCGACGACGACGGCGAACTCTCCGCACAGCCCGTCATCTGGCACTCCCAAAAACCTTTAAGACACAACTGGTAGCCCCAAAGGGGCGGCATCACATAGCCTATGGTTTCAACCATAGGACTGGGAACAACAAGACAACAAAACGAACAGCCCTGTAAGGGCGGCATAATATTGTACGACATGAATATTTCCGATTTCTTCTCCAACTTGCTCGGCAGACCGCAACACATCCTCCACACGCCCTACGGCACACTCAACCTCGCCAAGTCATCCGACCGCCGCAAGGCACGCAAGATAGCCATCGAGCTCCAGCGCACCACCGACCCGCTCACGCGCAAGGACATCGCCGACTGGCGCATGGCCTGGCAGATGGCCATCAACGCCGACAGCCCCAACCGGCAGCGGCTCCTCGACATCTACAACGACGTGCAGGCCGACGCCCACCTCTCCGGCTGCGTCAAGCAGCGCGAGGGCTTCGTCATGGCACGCTCCTTCAAGCTCGTCACGCCCGACGGCGACGAGGACACGCAGGCCAGGCACTACTTCGACCAGACCTGGTTCAAGCAGCTCTGCCAGCTCACCCTCGACTCCATCTTCTACGGACACTCCCTCATCGAACTCGGAGACATCACCACCGACGGAGACGGATGCCCCGCCTACGACGGCGTGCGACTCATACACCGCAAGCACGTCATCCCCGAATACCACCGCGTCATCCCCGACCTCGGCATGGACTGGCACACCGGCATCGACTACCACGAGCCGCCCTTCGCCGACTGGCTCATCGAGGCGGGACAGCCCTACAACCTCGGACTCTTCCTCAAGGCCGCCATGCACACCATCCCCAAGAAGAACATGCTCGCCTTCTGGGACACCTTCGGCGAGATATTCGGGATGCCCATGCGCATCGC